TGGTGAGGATGTGGAAATCCTCGAAGGACAGGAAGCGATTGTCTTAGAAACACAAGCGGACGTAATCGAAAACCAAGAGCTCGCGGGGTCCGCCCCGGTAGCTTCAAGGCCACAGATTATGCCTCCTTCGGCCCCACCGAGCTTACCTGGACAGGAGGGGGCTGAGATACCAACGCCAACTATTTGACATTTTTAACCTATTGGGGCTAATATATCCCCAATAGGTTAACGGCCGCCGAAAGGGCCGGATTTAATACGTTTTAGGACGCGAGATGGAAAACGAAAATGAATTAGCTGCAACCGAGAATCTAGAAGAAATTCCGGCCGAGGAATCAGCCCCTCTTGAAGTAGTGGACGAAGCCACCGAAGCACAACCCGCCGTCGAGGAGCAACAGCAACCGGGCGAGAGTAACTCCGGGTTTCAGAAACGGATTAATAAATTAACAGCCGATAAGCACAGAGAAAGACGCCGAGCGGACGATGCCGAGCGGGAGCTAGAGAAATTAAAGACTGCGCAACAGGTCGTCCCTATTGGGGGGCCGCCGAAACTTGAGGATTTTGACTACGATGATGAAAAATTCTTCGAAGCGAAAATCGATTTCAAGGTAAAGCAGGCAACCTCGCAGAGTCGGCAAGATGAAACGAAAGCCAGGGCGAGACAGGTTCGAGACCAAGCGAACACCGAGTTCGCAAGGAAAATCGAAGCCTCGAATATCCCGGATTACGGGGAAGTTATCGCAGGGCTGGGGGAGATAACTCCCCTCCCGGCGGAAGTTATAGACGCGATCCAGCAAGACGACAGGGGCCCTGAGTTGGCCTACTACCTCGGTAAGCATTTGGATATCGCGGATAAGATAGCGAACGCTTCGCCTATTCAAGCGGCCATGGAACTGGGCAAATTATCGGCTCAATTGTCATCAGGTAAACGAAATAAAATAACGAAAGCACCGGCGCCGGTTAAGCCGGCGGCATCAGGAGGCGCCGCGCCGTCTAAAAGCATGGACACTATGTCAATAGATGAGATCATGGCGTTACCCTAATTGTTTAGGGTGCGGTTATTAGACCCCAGGGAGGGGGTTGATTTATGGCTAATGATTTTAAGAATACGGACCTTGTAGTCAAATGGGCTGTCAAAGCCTTTATGAACGCCCTTATGTTGGGCCAGAAAGTCGACAGACAACTGGACACAAAGAGCATTTTTTCCGGTAAAATCGGAGCGACCGCGAGAGTTAGACGACCGGTCTACTTTACTGCCACAGACGGGGCGGTAATCGAAGCGGGTGAGACTTCGGACATCGAGGAAGGTATCGTTAACGTTACCTTAGACCAGCGAAAGAAAGTAGTTTTCAGTATCTCAAGTCAGGATATGACGTTGAAGATCGAAGACGCTTACGAAAGGTATATTAAACCGGCTATGTATGAACTTGCTCAAAAGGTTGAGTCCCATATCGCGTCGAAGTATACCGAGATTTACAACTTTGTAGGTACTCCGGGGACTTCTCCGGGGACTTTCCTCGCCGTGGCGCAAGCTAAAGCGAAATTGGATAACTTGGGTGTACCTTTCGAGGACAGATGTTCATTCTACGATCCGGATTCGTCTATTACCTTAGCGGACGGATTGAAAGCGGTTTTCCCTCAGGATATCGCCAGAACCGCCATTGAAGAAGCGGCCATTGGTAGATACGCGTCTTTTGATATCTACACCAACCAGAGTTTAAAAATCCATACTGTAGGTATTGCGACGGGTACTCCGCTTGTAAATGGGGCAGACCAGAACGTAACGTATGCCGCGAGTAAGGACACAAACACCCAAACGTTGGACACCGACGGGTGGACAGATGACCAAACCGATATTTTAAAAGCGGGTGACGTTTTTACAATTGCGGGGGTTAACTCAGTAAACCGTAGAACCAGAGAAGATACCGGAAGTTTAGCCCAATTTGTGGCTACAGCGGACGCGGACTCCGGTAGTAGTACAGGACCGGCGACTCTTACGATCTCACCTCCGATTATCATTTCGGGCCCTTATCAGACAGTAACAGCGGCACCAGCGAATGACGCGGTAATTACTGTTATAACGGGTACGGGAGGTTCGTCCCACCGACAGAACCTTGCGTTTCATAAAAACGCGATGACCCTGGCTTCTGCTCAGTTGGATCTACCCCAAGACGGTGCGACTTCAAGCAGGGAGAACTACGGCGGGATTTCCATTCGTGTGGTTAAACAATACAACGACACCACGGACGAGACTCGAATGCGATTCGATATCCTGTTCGGAGTTAAGGTACAAAACCCAGGGTTCGCGGTTAGGACCACGAGTTAATTAATTTTGACGGGGTGAAAAACCCCCATTTAACTTTTTATTCCGGAGGGAATTAGAATGAGTAGTGTAAACGGGAAATTTGAGGTAGTCGCGGATGTGGCAGCCGCTACGGCTACCGCGCTCGTAATTACCTGGACAGCCAACACGCCGACAGCGGGGGCCACCCAAACGATTGCCGACGGTGATCTAGTGGCGGGTACCGAGTTAGGCCAGGCCATCCAGAATATTAACACGGTGGTTACTGCATTGGTGGCCGACGTTGCGGCGATGCGAACCGCCCAAAACAACGCGTAGGGGGTCTATGGGTTTAAATACCAGATTCGGGAAAGTTGCGGGTGCTACCGCATCGGCTCCCACGGACTCTTTAACCCCCAACGCCCCGGCGGGTGGAACCGGCGCGACTGCGGGGGCGTATGACTCCGCAGCGAATAGGGATCTTATGATTGCTACGGTAAACGGCTTGAACGCCACAGTAGCCTCGCTTTTAACCCAGGTTAACGCAATGCAGGTGGATCAAGCCGCTATGTTGGCCCAACTAAATGCAGGTGAATAGATAACACGAAAAGGGCTTCGGCCCTTTTTTTAATTCAGGTAGATAAATGAGTGACGAAAAAACGTGGGTTTACCACGCGACCGAGAAACCGAAGATTGTTACGAGAAGTCAGGCGGAAGAGTTATATGAAAACGGCTGGGCGGATACACCGGCGAAGTTTAAAGGCGTGCTGAAGAAATTCAACGTAGACCCGGGCGACGAGTTAGGCGTTCAGACGGTCGGCGAGTCGATCAAGGGTGTTGTTGACGCAGCGAACGGGGCTTTAAACGCGAAAGAACCTGAAGATGATGAACAAAAAGGCAGTGACACCGAAACCGGCGAAGGATGCGGGCTGGGGCAGGAAATCGAAGACCTCCAATAACGACTATTAGGGGATGACCACTGCTAGAAAAATCGTTGAACGTGCGTTTTCTAAAATAAACGTGCGGGCGGCGGAGACCCCGCTTACAGCGGCGGAGATATCGGACGGTCTGGATGTTCTAAACGATCTTTTAGAAGCCTGGGACGCATCCGGCATTTTAAAGGGCGTTGAATCCGTACAGGACGCCGACAAGGATCTAATGGAACCGAGGGCGAGTACCTGGGCTTTAAAATCTAATGTGGCGATCTTGCTCGCGGGGGAATACGGAATTGAAGTTACCCCGGCCATTGCGAACGACGCGGTCGATTCAGTGAACCAGTGGATCTCCGGATCTATTAATCTGCAGAACCTCGAATACCCTTCAACCTTACCTATTGGAACCGGAAACCGGGACGAATACGGCTACGGCTACGATCGGGACTTTTTCCCAGAAGACGATAAGAGGAACTTTTAATGGGTGGAAAAAACTCGATGATAGGGCCAGAGATGTACCCCTGGGTGGGGGTGTCCACCGATACGAAACCCCGCGAGGCCTTTGCGGGGCAATTAGCAATTGAAACCGATACCCAAAAGATATACCAGTGGTTCGGCAATCAGGAGTCCGGATTGTGGGTCCCCGTTAATACAATGGGGGCTTTCCATACGAGACCCGAGAACCCGAGAACACGAGCCCTGATCTGGAAATTCAATCAAGTGCAAGAGGGTACCGGACTTTCGGTAGGGGCGACTAAGGGGGCGTACACGATTACCGTAGACGATACTACAGGTTTTGTAGCG